CAGTGGTCCAGTGTACCAACCATCAAAAATATATCCAGGTCTAACAGGTTCTTCTGGTTCGCTGACAGGAGTATTCATTTTAACTCTTTTACTTTCTACAGGACTCCCACCCATCGAGTTGAATGTAACAAAAAATGTTTGATATGTAGTTAGTTTAAAGAAAAATCCATGATGTGTCTTTTTTGGATAATGAACATATGGTAATTTACTATAAAAAAAACAATTATCATTTATATCTAAAAATGCAATCTCAGTAAAGTCTGAATGATCTTGATCTGATGAATATAATTTTTTTCGTATACCTATAGTAAAGTCTTCTGGCATAATAATTTGTTGTATTTGACCACTTGTAAGAGTTTCAACAAGATTTGCTACTCCAGAAATAAACATACCATCAGTTAATTCGTGTGAACCATCACCAAATTGAATTTTTTCAATATCTGGAAAATAAATAGTATGTCCTGAAGTTAAAATACTTTCTATATATGTTGTTTCTGTTTTATCATAAGTCAAATACTCTTGTCGATATACAGTTTGATCAGGATAATAAAAAATTGTGAATAACGGTTCATAAATAAATCTTTCCGTAATACGTTTCATTTGATTCAAATCATTCATAAGTGCTAAAAGACTTTCTTCACTTAAAAATTGAGTCGTATCTTCAGTCTGTAAAAATTCAATAGCTAGCACAATTATTCGAGTCAAAGGCACTTGTAATTCATTTTCTTCATCTAGCATTCTAAAGTTTTCTTCGTCATCATCAAGTGTTAATCCTAAGTCAAAGTCTAGTCCTATATTTGCAGACTCATAACCTTTATTCCACAAATCGATTGGTTGATAATAATTTTCTGTATAATTGTAAATAGTTGGCCACACATGTCCTTTCGAAAAATAATTATAAAAAATATATTGATAACCACGTTCTGTATTTTTCCATAAAATTCTTTGTACAAGTGTAGCAAGATTTTTATTTAAATATTCATTAGTCGAAGTATACCCATTGTATCGGAGAAGCTTATATCCAAACATAGAACATAACTTCATTTTTTCAGCAGTAGTCATTTTTTCAAAATTATACTGGTCTTTGATTGGATAAATTACTTTATTTTTTATATCATTTTCCATAATACTTTGATAGGCTTCAATTAATTGTCCCCATCTTGTATTACGTAAAGTTGCTGGTAATAATTTTTTATAGTCAATATGCATAATTTACTCGTAAGTGTAATTCGTAAAAATAAAATCTTTATCTATATCAGTAATATTTGTTTGTCTTCCAAGTCTGATATCATTAGCATGTCCGCCATAACCATCTTGAGTTTTATATGACACACTAAGAACATACCCAAATGGGTCAGCTTCACTCGGATTTTCAACACCATATGCTGGTGGATTTTCAGCAATATTTGATACTATAAAAGAAATTCTAAAATTATTATAATCGATAAGTGAACCACTTGCAATAACATAGTCATTAATTCCAATTAATGAAATATTATCATCAGTATTTGTTTCAGCAATTTGTATTGCTCCACTAACCCATTCGTCATCAATTTTTCTTTGAATCCAAAGTTTAACTGATCCAGAAGTTAAAAGCACGTCATCTTCTTCATTCATTGCATTAATACATGCGGTTAATCTTAAATTTGTTTCTGCGTACGAAATTCTTTTTTGTACATACTCAGCAGTTGTTTCGTGAAATGAAATATCTTCGAGTGAATCAATTAAAGAAATATAATTTGATTGATATATATTTGTTTGAAAATTAGTATTTAAAACACCATACGCATTTTTTAATGTTTCAAATATAATATTATTTAACTCAAACTCAGGTGTATTAGTAACTGAAGCGTTAATAGTAAACAAAATATATATCTTTTCTAAATTGTGAAATGAAATAATTTCAGTAGGTGTTTTATAATTTTTTAAAGTTTGTGACAATGTAGTTTTTTGAATTGTTGTCAAGTCAGTCCCATCTGTTGTAACAGCACATATATAAACTTTATTAGCATTTAAAGCTGTGTCATCACCTTCATCATATGCAGACCATACTTTTGCTTTGTTAATATAAGAAATTGAATTTAAAATTGATTCCCAGTCATGCTTACTACCAGCTCTATAACCTGATTGAAATAATTGTGGCGCATTTATACGTATTTCTTCAATATCTTCAATATCTGAACCATCTGAAATTTCTTCAATATTTTTTACATACAGAATAGCTTTAGTTCCTGCTGTGCTATATAAAGTATTTTGAATTGTTGTAATTACACCTATGTTTGAAATGTTACCTTCTTTTCCTTTTGTTTTTACAAACTTTATTAAAACACGCTCACCAGGGTTTAATTTTTTATTTCGAATACCATCTCCGAATATTATTTTTATGCTTTGAAAATCATTAGCATTATCAATTTGACACCAATAATTATTTAAATCATTAACAAGAATTATTTCGCCTGTTGGTTCATCAACTCCACATATTCCAACACTATATATTTTTTCATTATTTGCATTTACTATTTCAACTTCAATTTCATCATTATCAATGTTATTAAAAAATAATTTTATTTCTTCATTTTGAATTCCTTCTGCAATATAAAGATACTCTGTTGGAATACCTTCTTTTACTGCTATCTTCAAATTACCTACATAATTATTTGAATATACATATCGTTTTGTTGAGTAAACAAATATATCGCCACTTTTATTTGTAAATACAGTCCATTTCGGTATGATAATAGTTGGACCATTATACACATAAGCGATACTCATAACAGGGTCAGCACTTAAAATAATTTCACCGTATGCTCCTTTTTTTCTATGCGGTCTATAACATAACCATTTCGCTTTTTCAAGTAATGATTCTAGCTGAGTTGCTGTTTGCCAATTTGCTTCTTTATAGTACCATTCTGCAAGATAAACCATTTTTTCAGTAATATAAGCTATTACATCTAGTATTCGTTCATAAACACCAAAATATAATGTCGTTGCCCAATCTGATAAAAGAGAAAGTCTTTGCCGTAATTCTGTTTTTATACCGTCAAAATCAAATGTCATTATAGCACCTACTCGTTACATATAGATAGTATTTGTTCATAATATGGGTCTGAATCAGAAAAATTTATAAACTCATATATTCCCCATTTCCATTTTGACTCTTTTATATCATATTCTAATAATTTATTTTTCATATCAGGTTTGCGAATCATGCAAAACATTAATAAATTTTGTCCAGTATAAGGAATCGATTGTTGTTTTTGCTCAACAATTGGTAAAAGGTTTTTTGTAAAAACTTCCAAAGACTGTATTTGGTTAGTCAAATTTATTCTATATACTAGTTTTATTTTTAAATATCTTTGTGAATATTCATTTTCTATACTTAAATCGATAATGTCTATAGATGGAATAAATTCAAAAAACACAGCATTTTTTAAAGAAAATAACCATTTATCCAATGACTCACTTTCTATATTCTTAAAAAGTATTCTGTCAAGAATACCACCAACTGTAGGGTTACGAAGAAAATCACCAGCTTTTGATGTCAACCATAATGTTAAAGCATTGTTAATCGCTTCTTCATTTAAAATTTCAAAAGGTTTACCACTTGTTTCTTCTCTACCGTATATATCAATGTCATGAATATAACTAATCATATTTATTAGTAAAAATTTATCCCCCCATTATTTTTGTTTGCCCTGGATTATCAATCTCAATTTTGCATGAACAAGGTAATTGAGTTCCAGTTCCATTTTGTATGAAAATACCTGAGCACATTTGAAAGTCTTCTTTTCGCAAAATTCCTTGTGATTCTATTTGTAATTTATTAGCAGTCGGTAACATTGGTGCAACACTAGCGCCGCCACTATGAGTATAACCTGAAAGCGTACAACCTATTATTGTCCACGTAATTTGTTGTAATGCTAAAGGTTTGTTTTCAACAAATATTTTAATTGAAGGAATGAATACAGGAGAAATAACATTCATATTAGGTATCCAAGCTCCTTGAGGAGTTGCTTTAAAAGTGCAAGAAGTAGTAGCTAAAAGTTTATTACTCAAACAATGATTCCTCTTATTTATTAATTACAAGACTGTTGTTTATTGTCACAGCCGACCCTGTCATAAGTATAGAATTTTGATTCAAATCTGTTATTGAAATACCAGTTAAAAGCATTTCAATTTTATTTCCATTCAACGATGTTATTTTACATTGTCCTTGTTTATCTATAAAAATATAGCAATTAGGATGATAAATAACTATTTCAGGAGTAATACTTGAACTTGAAAGACCTAACGTAACTTTATTGTTAAGATATATATACTTCATGTCTGGATATTCTGACTCACATCCTACTTTATTTTTTATCTCATTTTTAAAAGCGACGTGATCGTGATATTCTTTTAAAGTAACTTTACCTTGATAATAAGGTTTCTTAAAAAATTCTTGATCAGTGAAATATACCCAGACTAAATCACCTATTTCAGGAATAAAAGAAGTCCATTCTCTATCTTGTCTTGCCCAAGGGTAATGTTCGACTTTAAATCCATTCATTAAATGCTCAATATAAATTTGTACTTTACCTTCTTGTTCTAAATCTTTGTTATCAACTACTTTTGCTATATATCTAATCATTTTTTATTTTCCAAAATAAATTTTTCTATATCCTCTAAGTAAGGAATTTTTATTTCAATTCCTGGCTCAAATTTAAATATATCGTCTATATTATTTACTAAAAGAATTATGTCATCGTAATTAACAGAATTATAATATCGATAAGAAATTAAATAAGGTTTATAAATTTCATCTTGTGTTACTACATGTTTTTTAAAACCATTAGCAAAACTAAATTTGTGCCATTCTACACTAGAAGGACTATAAATATCAATTCCATTTTCAGAAGTTATTTTTTTTAATAATTTGTATCTCATATGTACCTATTATGTAGATGCAGACTTAATTTTTTCGCGACCATATTTTTCTTCCCAATTTTGTCTTCTTTGTGATTCTTTAGCACTATCAAACATATCAGTATTTGCAGGTGTTACTCCCATAAATGTAATATCAATAATTGACCAAAGTGGGTATGAAGATTCTGTAATTTCATTAGAAAATGTTGGTACGGCAGACTCAATTAAGCATATAGGAAGATAAATAATGCCAGGAATTTCTACACTAATTAATTTTGAATCAGACGATAAATTTTCTCTTGCATCTGAAGAAAACTTACTTAAATTTTTAAGATTAATACCCGGAATTATAAATTTATTCGTTTTTGGGTCTCTAGTAAGTATTGTTAATCCTACTATGTCAACTGTAGGTTTTACAACATCTTTGTAAGAATCTGTTTTTGTAAAAAATGCAAGTTGTGTAGTAACTTTTACTGGAGGTGTTCCAGACCAAAAAGGTGCATCTAACTTATTTATAAGATCAGCAAGTGAAGTACCTATAGAACCATTAGCAGAGCTAACTACTTTCATTGTATCTAGTACGGATGACATAAAGCTAGGGATAACTTCACCAAATCTTGTAAACTCAGACTGTGCTTGTATATTTATATCTTGAGTTAATGAACATTCAATAGTTTCTTTTTCACTAGATAATTCTACTTCTGACTTATTGTCACTAGCAGCATTTTTAATAGACCAGTATTCAATAAATATTTTATTTGCCATAATTATCTACTCCCACTCTCAACGCCCGCACTATATTGAGGGCTTTGATCAATAACTTTTCTCGCTTTAGCTCTCCATTCACTTGTTTGACGTGTTACTTTGACCCCACCAAATTTACCACCTACTTCTCTATATACACCAGCTGCCTCTAATGCTTTTTTCTGTTCAAGTGTTAATTTTTTTTCATCTTCCATTTCATCAAGATCCCAACCTTTTACGTTAGCATATTGAACAAAGGTAATCATAGCTTCTTTTTCTTCTGAGCTTGCAGAAAAGTAATCTACGACACCAAATGTAGAAATTGCTTTAAACATATCAATAAAATATCGGAATGTTCTTTTTACCCAATTGAAAGCTCCGATTATTTTTTCTTTTACCAAATCCCAAATTGCGTTTAAAGCATTTAATAGAGGTTTAACAACTGGTGCTAATACGTTAGCTATTGCTTTAAAGGCATCAAAAATAAATTGCATTGGTGTGAATACAGCTTTTAAAATTCCAGAGAAAATTTTTGTAGTAGAATTCCAAAGCATTTTTCCTATTTTTGCAAATAATTTTGGTGCTTCTTTAATAAACTTTTGGCTAAATTTGTAAAGAGTTTTTATGGGTAACAGAACAATATCTATAATAAAAGAACCAATTTGCATAATTTTATCAAAAATTAAAAGAGCAAATTTAGCTATATAACTACCTATCAATCCAAAAAACGAGAATATTTTATCTTTTATCAAAACTACAAAATCTACTATATAATTACCAATCATGATAAAAAATGCTTTTATATTGTCCCAATACTTCCATATAAGTAGACCGACAACAATAATTGCCGCTATTATTAAAGTAGGTATAATTCCTATAAAACTTACAAGTGAAACAATACCCATAATTACAAATTTAACAATTATAAATATCCATTTTAATACAGTAAATATTGTCATAAGAATAGGAGCAAATTTCATAATTGCGCCTAATATCAAAAATCCTGTAATAAGTATTGGAAGAATTTTAGATAATGATATACCAAATTTGTATAAAATTCCATCAGGTCCAAAAGCGTCACCTAAAAGACCTACTATCTTTGATAATATTGGAAAATCATTTTCTAAATCTTTTGAAAGTTTTTTAAATATTCTTCCAAGTTCTGGAAAAAGTGTATTAATAACATCTTTTAAAATTTTTGGAAATACATTTGATATAAGGTCAGCCATCGTTTTAATTAAAGTAGGAAGCATTGTTGCCAATGTCTTAATAAGCCATACAGCCATATTTATAATAAATTTTAAAATTGTTCTAAGAAGATTTCCTTTAGGATCAAAAATGGCCATCATCATTAGAAATCCTAACAATTTCATAAATGAGTTTTTGGCCATGTCAGCAATTCCTTTTGCTATTGTAGTTACTCCTGATAATATTTTTTGGAAAAATTTATTATTTGTATATTTATAAAATAAATAAATCAATTTATTTCTTAATAATAATGTCTTTTTTGCTTGAGGATCAAAATTACTTTTTTGAATTAACTCTTCATTCTTTTTCCATTTTTCTGTTAATGACCTTAATTTTTCTAATTTTTCAATTTGAGCCTTTTCTCCTTTTGTTAATAATTTTTCGATACCTCTCCATTGGTTTAATAAGCTTTTAAAGTTTTCACTTAAAATCTCATTAGTATCTTTAAATTGCATAGTAGCTGGAATTACTGGTAATGCCATAATTATTTATAACCTCTTGGTATTCTGAAAGAATTTATTGGTTTTGGTGTTCTTGTATGTTTAGACATTTCTGCGAATCTCCTATTTTTTTCTTCATAGTATTGTTTTAATTGATTTGCTCTCATCTTTACTTCCCAAAATGGTGCATTCATAATTTCGCTTCTTTGTTGGAATAATTTAAACTCCAATAAAAATATTAAATCCTGTAAGCTTTTTCTCTCTATCAACGGTATCAACGTCCAGTGGTAAGAATTCAAAAGGATTAAACTCTTGTCGAAGTGACCTCCTACTTGTCTCACCACATAGTGGACAAGTCATTTCTCTTGTATCATTTACTCCAAATTTTATTTCATCAAAAAAATTATTTACTCGAAACAATAGTGATCTTGGAAGTTTTTTATAAAGATTTACAGCTTCATCTTTTGATAAGTCTTTGTAATTATATTTTACTAAAGAAAAAGCTTTTGCATATAGCACTAAATCTTTTGCTTGCTGAAATTGAATTTCTTCTAGCTCTTTGTCTTTATTTGTTTTAAAATCAAGTAAATTATCATTTTGCGTTGGTTTTTTATTTCGTATACTTTTTATTTTACCAGCATATTTGAATTGAACCATTCTTTGTGCGTCAAGTAAATCTTTTACTCTTTGGAATCTAAAAGAATAAATATTACCTTCATCATCTCCAAAGCCTATTGGTTCTATTACTTTTAAAGTTTTTATTTCATCTTCTTTTGTTATTTTTGTAATGTCAACATGAGGCTCATTTTTATAGCGAACATTTAAATACATTTTAAATTGTTCTTCAGAAAGTTGTTCAAATACACTAGAAAAATATTTTTGCATGTCTTTATCTGCATCTTCAATAGAAGAAAATTGTATTGTTCTTAAATCAATTTCAGTTTTATTTACTATTTGTTCGTTTGTTTCAATTCCTTGTTGACAATTACATATCCACGGATGTTCATGTATTACAGAATTAAATTCCATTTTAATGCCAATTAAAACTTCAAGCATTTCTTCTAAAAGCATATCTTGAATATCTACTTCAGGATTATCTTTGCATCTATTTAATATAGTAATTAAAACTTTCAATAAATCTTCTTGACGAGACAATGATAAATCATTTATATCCTGCGTTGTAAAATCCGAAAATCGTAATACTTCAGGCATATCAAATCTACCCATTGTTTCAAGTTCAATTATAGCTTTGCCACCAACATTTGAATATTTATCACCACTTCGTTCAAGTTTTTTAGCTATTTCGACATCATCTTCAACTGTGTCGACAATAACACTTCTTCTCCTTTTTTGAATTTCTTGTGGATTAATAAGAATTGAATCATCATCATTACTTTTATTTATCATTACATTCTCCTATTTTTTAAAATAAAGGTTTAAACCATACGCTATCAACTGCGCATGTTACAGTATATATTAGTGGATCACCACTACCATGAGAATATGAAACTGATTCTATATTTTGTAATTTAAGACCATAAAATCGAATAAGTCGCAAAGAAGGCAATCCAAGTCCTGTTTGTGGTATTAATGTTGCATTTTTTTTAGCTGCTTCTTGGTTATTAGCCCATATATAATTTGTTCTACTAAAAGAAGTCTGAGGGTCTTTTTCATAAATTGGATATACAATAGAATTCATCCATTTATACAAATAGTTGCCAACAAATCCATACTCATCTTCTAAAATTTGCATCGAAATTGCGTCAGGAAAAGTTATTTTTTTTGGTGATTGTATTTCATTAATTCGTTCATATTCAAGTGACATAAATTGTACATCGATTTGCCTAATATATACTTGTGCAATTAATGTGTCTTGAGCAAGATTTACAGCGCCCATCAAAGTAGACCCACCTGCTGTTTTAGCTAATGACATATCATCAAGCGTTTTTGGATACAAAATAAATTGAAATAAATTAGTATTACCTGGGTCAAGATTCTGAATTAGTGATTGTTCAGTTTGATTTATTAAACCTACTGAATTATCAGCTATCTTTTTAATCGTATTTGTTATAGTTGAATTCATAATATTATTTTTATCAATCTTTATTTATTAGTAAAAATAAGAAAAAAGCTCTTTTTTTGAAAGAGCTTTTTAAATAAGATTGTATTTTACACTTTTTTATTTTTTTAACTTACTTCTAATCTTCCATAGATAAATGTTAATTCAAGTGTTACAGGATCTCCTGTTGATTGGTCTGCATCTGAAACTTTAAATTCAGTTAATTTAGAAAACATAAAAGTAAATGTTTTAACAGCTTTGTTATCTCCATCAAGCCACTGAATGACAACAGGAACTCTTGTATTAACTTCTGGGAGAGCAACGTTTGTTGAAGGATCATAACATGCTCTGTGCCATCGTCTTAAATCATCATATACTTTCCATTGCTGATCAACTCGTACTGTAATAGTAAAAGTTTTATCTGTGTCTTCTTTTCTTCCTGTTTTAGGGATTTTTGCTCCTCTAAAATCAATTTCATATTTATATATGACTTCTTGTGGCATCGGAAAACTTCCTTGAGTGCGTAGTGAAATAGTTTCAGCATCACCACCCGTAGGGATGCCAGCTGGAAAAATAACTTGAAACTGATTAAGATGAGCATCATCTCCAAGATGTAAAATTCTATCAATACTCATATTCTATATCTCTCCTTTAAAATAATTCTATTGAGTTAAAAATTCTGCTATTGTTTGAGTCTGTGAAAGTCTTGTAAAATTTAGTATAACAAATTGTGAATTTGGTGTAACTTTTACATAAATTGATAGTATAAACTTTCTCTGTTCAAGAGCAATATTGTCATTATTTGTTTCATCACAAACTACTGCAACTTCTCTCAATAGTTGTAATGCAACAATTGGACTCAGCATATCTTCAGCCATGGCTTTAGCTTTATATCTATGATATGCATCATTATTTTTAAATTCTTGTCGTCGCAAAATTTGTCTAATAATATTCTTTTGTATTAATTTGTATAGTCGTCTAGTACCAACAAATGATGTATCCGATAAAGACCTTTGTAATGTTTTATCACCATAAATCATCAAACCATAAATTTCATCAAGTATTACTGGGTTTATTTGTGCTTCATCAAGAGTTTGAAGATCATAATCAGAAAAGTCAAGCTCAACTTCAACAGGTTTCCAGTCAGAAAGTTGACCGCCATGATTATTCTCATTGATACCTGCAGGAGAAAGACCATCATATACATCAGCCATTCTCGCATACGCTCTTCCTACAGAACCTACGTTAGATATCCAAGCAAAACTATTATTATAAGGGTCAACAATTTTTGTCCAATTAGCATATAAACATACATCGTCTGTATCCAATGATAATTCATTCCTATAAGAAATCATTTGTGCAACTGTTTTATTTCTTGGGATGACTGATATACCTTGAGCGTAAGGTTGGTACGTTTGAATTAATGTATTTAAATCTTCTGCATAATTTCCAAAAACATCCATAAAAATATTTACAGGATATTTGTTTGCTGATTGGAAAAACTTCCAAGAATTTGATATATCTGAAGCATCAGGTGTGTCACCGCGAGAACCACCTTCTAATTTATATTTAGCAGTTCCAGAAAGTGATGTATAATCAGATGCTTCAGTACTAGAATTATAAATAAATTTTATATATGTATCTTCATTAAAAACATCACCATAATAAAGTGAAGTTCCAAAATTATCTTTTTCTCTAATTAAAGAATAGTCGTATGTACGAAGTTCTGAATAAATAGTACCATTTAATTCATACAAAGTTGCTTTAAATTTTTTGCCACCTTTTGAAACGACCGAAACGTAAAGATTTGAATCCCACGGTCCAGTTGTGCAAAGTATATGAGAATAAGAATTATCAGTAAATGTGTAATTGTCTGGGTCTGCTATTCCTTCAGTAACACCAGATAAAGTATTTTCTGAAATAGCAACTCCACCATACAATGCATTTTCTCCAACTGATGAAACGATATAACAAGCCGCTTCTCTACAAAAAGCAACAGCCTCAAATAAAGCTGGGTATGATGCGCTTGGTGTACCAAAATGAGTAATAACGTCTTTTTCAGATTGGCATAAAATTGGTTTGTCTACTCTACCTTTTGGCGAAACTATAACCATTCCACCAACTTCTGAAACAAGAGGAAGAGCAAACCCGCTAAAATCTCTCTCGATCACATTTACACGATAACTCATAATAATCCTCTTAATATAAAGTATTTATAATATTAGTAATAGTTTTCTTTTTAATTAATGAATCTATTACTTGTGTATTTTCATCAAAATCTTTTTCTCTAATTCGAATAAGATTTTTTATTGTTTTATTTTGTTCAATATCTTTTTGTTTTATTTTAAGAATAGCGCGACCACATTCTGTTTTTAATAATTCTTCTTCTGATTTTGTATATCCGTGCCAATAATCTCCATCAAATTGAAATCTTTGTATAAGATTTTCTTCTATACCACAATATTTACAAGTTTCTTTCATAACATTTATTAGTAAACTTTTGTGTAAAAATTACTATTTTCCAATTAAAAGGTAAATTAAACCAGCAAGACCAGCGGAAATAGCTCCTGAAACAGCTCCCCACGCTCCTGATTTTATTTTTAATTTGGTTATGTCTTTATTCATTGTGGAAATATCCTTATTTATAAGATTATAACAATGTTTTATTTCACCAATATCTTCTTTCAAATCAGTTATTTTGTCTCCTATTCTTTTAAATTCTTGTATAGCTATTTTAATTTCATTTATATCGCATCTATCTGATTTTAATTCAGAATGTAAACTACTAGTACTCTCATCAATATGTTCTTTTAATGACTTAAGTTCTTTGTCTAAATTTGTAATATTATTTATTACAAGTCCAGCCCAGTATTTCCACCCACTATCTTTAAATTCTTTATCATCAGTAAAAAAATTCATTTCGCCTCCGTACGCATTTTTCAATGTTTCATTATTTTCTGTATATTCAAGAAGTTTTGTTGTAACATTTTGCAAAAATATTATGTCTGAAATATACATATTTTTTTTATAAGAACCTGTTAAATCATCAAAATCTTCTACAGTTATTGACCACATAGTTATTGCCTTAAAATAACGACATCAGGATATTCCATCCATTTTTCTTTTATAGATTGTATTTGTTCTTTTGCTTCTTCTTTTAGCATGTCAACATTTATAGTAACTTCTTGTGCAGAGTCACTAATCATTCCAACAGTGTCAGCAACATGTTGCATCAAATAACCTTGTGCAAGTTTTATAACATCCCATTTGTGTTGAAATTTTACATTTGAAAAATCAAGACTTCGTTTTGCCCATGTCACATTAAGAGTGGCATTCATTGAACTAAATGCATAAAGTTTTCTGTTTTCAAGGTCTATTCTATATTTATAAGTCCCTTGATTAACCAGTGTATCATTTACCATTTGATTCATAAATCGCATTTGTCGTAATGAGTTTGGATTATACCCACGCATTTTTGAGCCATACATACCTGATCTGCTTAAATTAATACCACCTATAGATTGATAAGCAACTAAATCCCAAAAAGATCCTGATGTAATTGATGTATATCCTTTACCTACGATACGAACATCAATCGCACCAAAAGTATTTGAATCTGGAAAATCAATTACTGCTTCTTGATTTATAGAATATATTGAATCTGACTTTAAAGGAAACTTAGTGAAGTACTCATCAAGAGCTTGTCTGACAATATATGTTTTTATTTCTTCATTATCTAAAATAATTTGGTCTGCAGAAGGATATGCTATTCTTTTCTTTATAAGGTTAATAGTTTCTTCATCACATATAACACTACCAAAATAAATAGAACCAGATGATACAACTCTCCAATATTCCCAAGCATCTTCGACAGGCGAACCATTTACAGTTGCGCTCCAAACTATTTTCCAAAAATCAGAAATTTCAGCAGTCGAAGAAGTTGTGTATGAAGCGGTATAGTAACCTGTAGAAATTCTTATACCTGTTCCAGTTGCCATTACTACATCGTGAGGATCATATATAGTATACGTTGGAGGAGTATCAGGATCAGTAAGTATACCACCTGAAAAATCATAAAAGTAAGCGTCAAGGGTTATAGTGCCCCCTTGAACTGTATAATCCATATTTCTGGGTCTTCCAGCCATATATTACCTATTATGTATCAAATTTTGCTTTAGGATGCAAGACTGTATTTAGTTTATAACCAGCTTGAAATTTTTCTTTATAGTCATCAAGATTTGCTTCCCACACACTGTCTTTAACAACTTGTTCAATGTTGATAGAAACTTCAGAAGCTCCAAAATTATAACGGTTTACAATATTTGTATTTGCGTCACAACGAATCGCATAATATTTTGAAGGATCATATTCGTTGAATACATATTTATATAAACCAACTCCAATTTCTGTCATGAAGTCTGTTTTTGCTATCGTACTAGTTTCTACATCAAGAATTGATATGATTGGATTCAATCCAGTTGCAGGGTTGTTGTCATCGTCAAGAAAATTTGTAGTAAAAATTTTAGCCATAATTATTAGTATTTTTTATTTTAAAAAATAAAGAATACGATTACATATTTATTTAATTAAAAAATAATGAAAATTTTAAATTTTTTTAAAAGTATTTTTATTATAATAAATAAATGAATATATTATGAGATTATATATGGATTTCAAAGTTACTTATTAGGACTTGCGATATCAAGATTTTGCAAATGTTTTAAAAAAGCTATGGGATTACAGCGCAATCCATAGTATGTTAACAGGCTCTAATCTAATTCTACAATTTTTGAAGGTATGATATGAATGAAAAATTAATTAAAAAAATTTATGATACTTATGATGAAACATCACTAGATTTTGATAAAGCTTTAAAACATGGATATTTAACAGTCAACAAAGGTAGAAATAATCATACATATGTATGGTATTATGACGGTCAATCAGAATGGTGTTATGATTTAAATACAAAAAAATTAGTTTATGATAAAACTATTGAACAACAACTTTTATAATTTTTTGACTATTTTGTAAAAATAGTTTTTTTTATTATAAAATTTAAATTAAATTTAACTTTTTTAATAAAATTAAATTAAATTTAATTTTTTTTTAAAAAAATGCGAAAAAAATCAAAAAAATGAAAAAAAAATTTTTTATTTTCAATAATATGTGTTATATTTAATATATGTAATAAAATAAAGTAAATTAAAAAAGGAGAAGATTATGAAAAAGATTAGTAATTTTTGTTATGAAGATTTGTTTGAAACTGATGCATATGGTATCGTAGACTTGTTAAATAAGTCTTGGAGTTATCCAGATTGCAATTTAAACTTAATCTTAATAGTAAATTCTGATTGTGTTGTATTGAAAGCTTTGAGTCACGAGAGAGAAATTAAATTAGAAGAAATAAAAAAATATCCCACTAATATTGAATCAAAAATTGAAATGATTCAATCTGCGATACAACTTATTAAGAATTTTGAAATTTTAGTAAGAAATTTTGACGAAAAGTACTCGTCAAAACTAAATGCTATTTTGGAAGAAAATAATTTAATACAATAAACTCATAAAATTAAAAAAGCCCAATGATGGCTCTGACCGTCCAGAGATGCTCAAGAAAGTTGCAGGCAAATCTTTTTTCAGGCCGTTTATGAAAATACGGAACGCACGAGCTGTTGCGAACGAATGGGGCAACGATTTAGAACAAAAAAGCTATGACAAGACAATAATAGATACGCTTGATTTGAGCATTAACAACATGAAAATTGAAGACGCAGAATTTTCTATCGATGATGGTGAAAGCAATAATGGCAAAGATGACAAAACATTATTTAAAGAATAAAAAAAAAGGATAAACGAAATGAAAACAAAAATGTTGTTGATTTATTTTTTTATCATTGCAATAATAGCGTGCAATGGTGGCGGTGGTAATAATAACTATATCGAAGGAGTAACAACTATGACATCACATGTTGAATTAAGACTATATGAAAATACAGAAGATGAAAAAGTATATGGTATTGCAACTATAACGCAAAAGCCTGACGTTGAATACAATTATGCTGAATTATATTTTGATGGCAACATAGCGCTGGCATTTGACGAAGGAATTGAAGATGGCAAATTCTATCCGAAGCGATTCGGCGACGATATTACATTAGAATTCATTTGTTACAACAAAACAATCGAAGATGGTAATGAAACAAAAATTGAAGTATATAGAAATTCAGAAACGGTATCGCTGCACTTGCAAACATGGTTTG